GTCAGGAAGTCAAACTTGAGCAGGTGGAGCTTCTCCAGCGCCTCCATGTCGAAGTCGGAGATCATGTGGCCGTCGTCGCCCATCCGCATGGGCAGCCAGTCGGTCAGGGTGTTCTCGGTGGAGATAACCATCCCCGCCGCGTGACGGCCGTAGCTCTTGAGCCGTCCCACCAGCTTGTCGGCCAGGTCAAACAGCCACGGGTACTTCTTGACGTAGGGAGCGAAGACATCCTCGTTGGCGGTGTAGACCACGTCCCAGGACTTGCCCAGCCCGGCCGAGTCGGCCTCCTCGTCCTCGATGATCTTGCAGATGGCCTCCAGGTCGGTGAAGTCCACCTGGCGCTCCGGGTCGGACTTGTAGATCCGGCCCAGGTTGCGGAACACCCCCTTGTTCTTCAGCCGGGTGTGGGTGCCAACGCGCACCACATGCTCCTCGCCCCAGCGCTCGGCCACGTAGGTCTGGATGGGGGTCCGCACCGAGGAGGGCCAGTCCAGGTCGAAGTCGGGGGGATCGGGCCTGCCGGGAGTCATGAACCGGGCCAGGGGCAGGTCCGCCTCCACCGGGTCGATCTCGATGATGTCGGCCAGGTAGGCCACCAGGCAGGCCCCACCCGAGCCACGGGAGGGTCCCATGATCCAGCCCTGCTCCTTGGACCACCGGGTGTAATCGCTGACGATATCGAAATAGCCACAGAAGTCCTTGTCGATATACATCCGCATTTCCTGCTCGAAACGCGCCATATACACCGACTCTGGATGGGCCTTTCCTTTGACCTTGCGATCCCAGTTGGCCAAACAGATGTCTAAAAGACGTTTGACATCGGCCTCCAGCAGGACCTGAGTGGTCTCCTCCTGGGTCAGGTATCGCATGGCCGGGGTGGGCTTGGAGAAGATGGGCGGCCGGGAGGAGGAGACCACCTCGGCATCGCAGCGCCCGGCCAGGGCCACCGTCTCGCTCAGGGCAGCCGACACCAGGTTCCTGGGGTAGTGGGCCTCCAGGGCGTTGCACACCTCGGCCCGGTCCATCAGGTGGTAGTCCTGGCTGCGGGCGAAGAGGTCGTTCTCGTCCTGGATGTCGTCCTTGGTCTGCAGGGCCAGCCACACCTGGTGGGTGGAGCGATCCTCCCGGCAGGGATAGTGGGAATCGACGGCCGCCAGGAGGGGCACGCTGAAGCGCTGAGCCAGGTCGATGAGCCCGTGGTTGACCTTGACCTGCTCGGGGATCTGGTTGACGTGAAGCTCGATGTAGAGCCGGTCCCCGAAGATGGCCTGCAGCCGGGACAGGTTGCGGACGGCTAGCTCCTCGTCGTCGTTGAGCAGTGGCACCGACAGCGGGCCGCGCAGGCAGGCGGTGGAGGCCATGATGCCGGTGTTGAGGCGCTCCAGGATCTCCCAGTCCATCCTGGCCTGGTAGTAGAAGCCCTCCCGGTGGGCGGCGGTGGACATGGCCCACAGGTTGTGCAGGCCCTCGGTGGTCATGGCCCACAGGATCAGGTGGTGGTAGTCGTACCGGCCCCGCTTCTGCTCCTCCTTGTCGCCCTCGGTGGGCCGCCACAGCCGGTCGTTGACGAAGTAGCCTTCGAGCCCGAAGATGGGCTTGATCCCGGCCTCGTTGGCCTTGATCTGGAGGTGAGGATGGGCGGCGCAGATGCCGTGGTCGGTGACGGCCAGCGCGGGCTGGGCCATGTCCCTGGCCAGGCCGACGATCTCCTCGACCTTCGACAGGCCATCCAGGGCGGAGAACTCGGTGTGGGTATGGACGTTGACGAAGCCGCCCTTCGCTTCTTCAATAGCATCCCGCCTCTCCTGCTCCACAAGCTGGCGGAAAGGAGTGGGATGCGCCCGGCTGCGGTAGCTAATACCAATGGAGTAGCGATCCAGTTCCTCCTGGCGCTGCTCCATGAAATCATCGACCAAAACATGATTCCAACTATGCCCATCATAGTGAGTTATCACTGAGATCCCCAGGGGATGCGCTCGCTCCCAGGTGTCGTAATGGACGTAGGGAGTGACCACGATCAGATGCAGGAAGTCATCGGGATCGCGCATCACGCAGGGAGCCGCCTGGGTCTCCCCCTCGATGTTGATGATGGCCCGGTCACCGCCGGGCAGGTTCGTCTCGAAGGTGAAGAGCCTCATAGGTCCGCCGGTAAGGTGAAGGCCGGGGTCTTGCTGGACAGCTTGACCAGGTTCTCGCGCCGCTCCTTCAGATGCTCGATGATCTGCTCCACGTAGTAGATGCAATCACCGATGTCATCGTCGGTGGCTTCGTGGAACCAGTCAGCGTCTAGTTGGGCGGTGATATAGCCGCACACCAGGCAGGTGACGACCTGCACATAGCGGCATTCGGAGTAGCTGCTCTCCACCGGGACAGCCGAGTTCATGGTCTGGAACAGGTGGCCCCGGCAGGCGGTGCGAATGGGGATGTCCAGTTCCGGGTGTACCGCTCGTACCACCGTGCCAGCCGGGCAAGGCCAGGTACTCATGGATCTCCTTCCAGCCAGAGAGGAGAGAGGGTGGGTGAGCCCGGTCACTTCCCCATGAGCGGGCCACCCACCATCCAGGACATCTTGTCAGCCGAAGTCCGGCACCACCACCGGCTGACCGGGCGCGACCGGCAGATCGTCACCATTGGTCTGAGGAGCCGCTGGAGCGGTCACAGGAGGCTCCAGGGTGGCTCCGGGGGGCAGCGTGACCGTTTGGGCCGCCGGGGCCGCTGCGGGGACCTGAGGGGCCGCAGCCGGGGCTTCCGCGGCGTTGCCCTTGGAGTAGCCCACCACCCGGTCACGCAGGGCGGCCATCTGATCGGCACTAGCCTCGGTCTCCGGCTTGGCCACCGGGGTGGCGGTGGCCTGGCCGTCCGCGGAGTTATCCGACTTGCCCTCCACAGGCTGGGGAATACGGGGGTCGATGTAAAGCCCGTAGTAGCGGTCCCCCATCTGACGCTCGATGTGGGCGTCGAGGTCTAGCTCCTCGGGATAGATGCGGCCCTGGGGGGTGATCTCGATGCCGTAGCGCTTGGCGAACTCGGGGTCACGCAGGTCGAAGATGACCGGCCCGTTGGACCCGTTGACGTACTGGGGATCGAGATGCACGATCTGGTACTCGGTGTCGGTGGACTCGCCCTTGCGCTTGATGAAGTAGTCCCGGTCGAGCAGGGTGCCATGGACCCCGGCCATGCCCTCCAGGTGGATGAAGAAGTTCGAGTACGCCTGCTGCACGATCTGGATGTCGCGGACCTTCTCGACATCCCCGGTGGACTTGCCGGTGGCGTCGGTGACCTGAACCTCCTTCATCTTGTCCTTGTAGCCCAGCAGCTTGCCCTTGTTGGCCTCACCGCCGAGGGCGTCACTGCCGTCACCGCGCACCTCTTCGCGGATGACCAGGAGGGTGAAGGAGCGGGAGGAACGGCCGATGGCCTTGCCGTCGGCTTTGCGAATGTGATCGCAGATGTAGCAGTCAGGATAGAGGTATGGGAAGTACGGCATGGTGGCCTGTACTTCGGGCGGGGTGGCATCGGGCAGCTTGGTGCGACGGCAGATGGCCGGGACAGTCTTAGGCCAACTCTTGCGGCCCTCCGGCTGCTTCTTCTGCACCGGAACCATGGTGTGGACTTCGACAGAAGGCCACTCGTCATAATCCATGAGAAAGCGGACGACAACGGACTTACCGTCGGCAACGGAGAAATAATCCACCCGGTTGAAGGAGGCCGATTGCGACTTGGCAGCTTCCTCCGCTCCGGTACGGAACTTAGATGGCATGGCGGGGAATCCTTTCGGATTGCATAGTGATTACGGTCTTGACCACTCGGTCTGCAGCAGCCTGGGCTAGCTCCAGAGATGGCGATTCAGTGTCGCCCAGGAATGCGACCACTCGGTAGCCAACCGCCTCGACCCTCATGGGCTCCGCGGAGCCGCCGACCAGGCCGATGCTGAGTTGTAGTACGACCCCCTTTCGAGCAAGAGCGCTTACCAGTAGTCCCTGCCACTGGCGCAGCTTGTCGGTGTTGTAGTCATCGCTGGCCCAGAGGTAGAACCCCCAGCGCCATCGAGACGCCTCATTGTGACTCATGGGTGGGACCATGTCAAACGGTCGGTCCATGTACTGGCTCAGGTCGATGGAGTGCAGATCCTGAGCGATCTGGTCATCAAAGGTCAGGATACGGCCATGCTCGGCCATCTGATCGGCCAGCATCTGGCCCTTGACATACTCTGCGATATAGCGATCGAAGAAGACGCTGCCGGGCTGACAAGCGTCATAGGTAGCCCGGATGCCAGGGTCCAGGAGTTGCTTGACGATGTAAGTCAGCCGCTCGGAGGCATCACCTCGCAGGCGCTGGTACGCCTCCCGGATCTCTCGCCAGGTGGCGCGGAAGCTCACGCCCAGTTCGGCATAGTACGCATTGACATCCCATACCACCATGGGCCACGCTTGCAGGGCTACGCAAGTGCTGAACTCCATCGGCCCAGCCTCGATCGCTCGGGGCTTGGGCCGGTCCTGGGCCACGAAGGCCGGGCTGCGCTCGGCCACCCACTCCTCTGGATCACCCACCCAGATGGCGTCCGCGAAGGCCCCGTCACCGGGACCGGCCCGGCGGTTCAGCCGGGGTGGCTTGGGGTTGTCCGGGCGCTGGCGTTCCCAGGGCGGCCGGGTGGGTGGGTTATTGGGCATTCCTCGCGGCTCGGCGCTCTTCCTCGGTCATCTCGGTGGCCAGGGCCTCGTAGTGGGCCAGGCGCTCCTGGCTGTTCTTGGTCAGGTCCACGTCAGTGTTCTCTTCGAGAATCTTTCCTGAGCCTGTCTTCCGCAAAGACATCGGTCATAGCCTCCTCATCATTGGGAGCATGCTCTTCCAGCTTGTCGGCTGTTCGACGCAAAATGTAGATCATCAGCGCCCGTTGCACCTCGGTCATACCACTGAAAGAGAAGCCTATCTCAGCCCGACGGTTCTCAGCACGGGCGAAGTCCTCATCGAATACAGCAACATGAAACTCAATCTTCATGGGGTAACTCCACCAATGTCCTGGGTGGCTTCCACATGGCAAACGGGATGGGATGAGCTATTAAATCGTTGAAGAGATCATCGGTGAGATCAGCAGCGTCAGCATTGTAGGGATTGTCGATGACCAGCACGTCGGTATAGTCCATCAAAACCTGGCCCACTTCCTCGGTGGCATGCCAACCCGCCTCGTCGTTATCGAAGAACAGCGTGACGCGGGGATGCTCGGCCAGCAGGCGGATCTGATACTCGGTGACCGAGGCTCCGAAGGTGGCTTCGATGCTCGGGCACAGGGCGTACTTGGACAGCACGCTCATAGGAGACTCCACCACTAACGCCGATCGTTTCGGATCGTAATGGTAGAGAGAAAACTCCCGTGGAAAGTCCCCGCTGTTGAGGTACTTGGCGGTGCCATCGTTGTTGAGGCGGCGGGACTGCCAACCGACCAGGTTGCCTCGCCACCAATGGGGGATGATGATGCGCTCGGAGGTGATCCAGCGCGCCATGTCGCCCTGGTGAAGAGCCACCCGGTATTCGGGGTCGTAACCCACGTCGAAGGCGACGAGGGTCTCCACCGGAATGTGACGACCGTCGGTGAGCCAGGGATGAATGAGCCGCCAGGGATCGAGGACACTGGGATCATACTTTGGCAGGGGTGGATGCTCCACCCGCTGAGGGGACCACAAGGCGTCGAAGAAGGCCAGGAAGGCGGCCAGGTCCTGCTCCTCCCCGATGCCGGTCTGGGTGCCCAGCCAGGACCGGGCCTCGGTGGCCGAGGTGCCCCGGCAGGTGGCGATGAACCACAGCAGGCCGCCGGAGTGACCACACCCGTAGCAGTTGTACGTCAACTTCTGGAAGTTGAAGGAGGCCGACGGGTTGGCGTCCCCGTTGCGGTGGCCGCCGAGGGGCAGGCAGCAGGAATGGATCATCTCGCCCCGGTTGGTCACGGTGGCGATGTGGGTGACCCCGAACTCCCCCAGCAGGGAGCGGGCCAGGCGCTCCTTCTCGACATCGGACAGCAGCGAGTAAACCAGAAAGTCACTGGTCTTGGTCTTGGCTTCGGCCAGGCCGGTACGGAACTTAGCCATAGGCCCGTCTCTCCCCCACCACCCTGGCGTTGGCCTGCTCCATCTGCCACTTGATATCCCACCATTTGATGGCGGTTCTCCGAGAGGCCAATATCTGGAATAGCACCTGCTTTATCTGGGCCATGTCATTGGACTGGTACATGCTGCAGACCAGGTCGGTCTCCCGCTCGGCCCCGGCCGTCTCGGCCAGGTCCCACATCTCATGCCAGCCCCGCTTGTCGGCGGCCTTCTTGCCCTCCCGGTTGATCTGGTGGGCCACCAGGCAGGCCATGCGGTGGCGGCCGGTGGAGACCAGCAGACGCAGCGATCGCAGCTTCTCGGTCTCGATGATGTCGGCCCGCTTGCGGCCCGGATCGGGATGCTCGATGTGGCTCAGTTGATCGATGATGATGGCCTCGGCCCCCAGGATCTGGGCCATACGGACCATGGCGTGCGGGGTGCGCTGGCCGGGGTCGGGGGACAGGATGTGCAGGGGGCAGTCGGACTTCTCCATCTCCTCCAGGCGCGCCCGTACCCGGTCCACCTCCACGTCGATACACTCGCCCCGCTGCCAGCGGGCCGGGTCCACCGCCGCGGCCAGGCAGGCCATGCGGTCCAGGGTCATGTCGATGGCGTTCTCCAGGGTGAACAGCGCCACCGGCATACCCGAGTGCCAGGCCATGAGGGCGATGCGGTTGAGGGCGAAGCTCTTGCCCAGTTTGGCGAAGGCGGCCAGCATGGCCAGTTCGCCGGGGTGGACGAAGGAGGTGACGGCGTCCACCTCGTCCAGGCCCATGGTCAGGCCCCGGCGCAGGTCCTTGTTGGCCACCCGGTCCTCGTAGGCCAGCAGGCGCTCCCCGATATCGGCGGTCATCTCCACCTTGGTGCGCCGCTCCTGCAGGGACAGGACCAGTTCGGTGGCGTCGGTGACGAAGTTGCTGAAGACCTCCAGGCGATCCTCGGTGTCGGCTTCGAGCAGCTTGGTGCCGCCCTCGCGCATGAGGGTCTGGGACTTGGAGGTGACGTAGGTGCCCACCAGGTCGGTCAGGATCCACTCGATGGACACCTCGTAGCCGTCCCGCCAGGGGATCTCCAGGTCGTCCAGCAGGTTGGCGATGGTGCGTCCGGCGGAGAGTTCGTGGGCCTCGAATACCTCGTTGGTAGGGGCCAGGTTGCCACCCGAGTTCATGTAGTAGTCCAGGGCGAAGGCCACCACGTCGCGCAGGGCCGGGGTGGGCACGATGTCCAGGTTGAGGCCCTCGGTGACCAGGAGGTGCAGGGAGTCGTCGTCGGTGAGGTGGCAGATCAGTTGCTTCTCGCCGGTCTTGGACACCTACAGCACCACCGGACGGCGCAAGTTCATATGAACTTCGGCGGTGGCCCGATCGCGGCTGGAGATGCGCCAGTCAGGACCGGATAGCTCCACCGGGATGGCTTGCTCTTCGAGCAGGCTCATGACGTTGCTGCCGTACTTGGCGGCCAGATCCCCGAGGGCCAAGTTGGAGGTGACGAAGGTGGGTGAGACCATGGCCACGCGATGGCGGATGACATCCTCGAAGAGAAACTCGGCGGTGGCCTGCAGGGAATCGACGGTGCGACCCTCGCTGCGTTCCAGGGTGCGCCGGACCTGCTCCCGGCCGATGTCATCGATGACTAGGACCGAGGCATGCTCGACCCGACGCAGGAACCATTCCCGCTCTTCTCGATCGAACCGACCTTCGTGAAACCGCTGGATCATGTCGGAGTAGGTGGTGAAATAACCGTTGTGACCGCGGCTGATGAGGCTCTTGAGCAGCAAGATCGCTACCAGGGTCTTGCCGGTGCCCTGCGGCCCATAGAGGACGAGTCCCAGTCCGGCGTCGATGATGTGCTTCGCATTCTTCAGGTAATCGAGGATCTCAGGGGGGAGTATGGGTGTATCCAGATCGTGCCAGTCGAAGCGTTGATACTTGTTTTTTATCCCACAGTTCAACAGGTATCTGTTGAGTATCCACTGGTCTTCGCACGGGCATTTGAACTCTACGATCTCATTGGGATCATGCTCCCCGACAGCAGCACGGGCGTACCAGCGGAAGGTGCCGGTGCCGTAGCAGGTCTGGCAATCCTCGGGGGAGGCGACCAGGGTGTCACCGAACTCCCGCTTGAGCCGATCGGAGTCCTCGTTCTTGAGGGTGCTGATGGCCCCCGGTAACGGGGGAAGCTCGAACACCTAGCTGGCGTAGGGTGCCGCGGCGGTCAGCTTGGTGGCGATGGGCACGGCGAAGTACCCGTCTGAGGCCCTGGTGAAGCGCCCGTAGCCGATGGGGGCTCCATACCACCAGCCGCCCTCGACCTCGAAGGCGTAACGGGCGATGGCCGGGCCGGTGACCTTGGAGAAGTCATCATTGGGCCAGCGGCCCAGGAAGGACTTGAAGATGCCCGATTCCTGCACCGCCGTCATGGGTGGGAAGTCGCCGTGGATGCGGCAGACCTGATCGTGTACGTAGTCCCGGATGCCCCGCCAGTCCCACTGGTCATCCCCCTGGAGAATGTGGATGACTCTTACGTCGATGGCGGTGGTGGTCGAGGTGACGGCTAAGCGCTCGTTGCGCTGGACCTTGACGCTTTGTACGCCCAGTTGGTCCAACTCCGAATCAAAGGCCATTAGCATTAGTATTCGCCCTTTACTTTACCTGGAGGAATGATCTCCCTGTCCCGGAGGTACTGACGGAAGGGAAGGACGAGTCGCTCGATCTCATCCTTATTCTCTTCCATCTTCAGAGAAGACCCTTGATCTAGTTTCCCGAGGTTAACACAGGCTGATGCTTTGTGGACGAGATAGATGTTGAGATCTGGCGTGATAACCAGCCAATGATATCCATCCATCCCAGCCAGATAGCCCGACACCGACGGCAGGTTCTCAAAGAGGAAAGTGACCATGCGACCGTCCTTGACGGTGTAGGCCATTTGCTTCGTTGAGACAGATGACCCACTCGGCTCGTTTGCCTTCTTGACCATCCGATACCCCGATTCCCCCAGAGGGGAGAGAGTTGGCCGTCCCATCCACCGGCCAGCAGAAGGTGGGACGGCCAATACGCACGTCTTGAGTTCAAAGGGATCCAGCCCGGATGACCTCTGGGCGGGAGGCTACCACCTGCAATGATGGGCGATCAACCCATGTGGTTTTCCACAGGCCAGGAAGGGCAAAGCCCCCGGTCACAGGCGGAGAGCGAGAGACCGGGGGCTTCTGGTTGTACGGCTCTCACGAAGCCGCTTCAGCTTATACGCCGCACATGCGACTGGTGTTGGGCCAAGCCCCGTAGGAGCCACCGGAGGCGGCTACCACGTTGTTGGCCACCCGCTGCTGCTCGGCCGCACTGGCGTTGGCCGGGTTGCCGGAGCCCCCGTTGGCCTGCCAGGTGCCCAGGGTGAACTGGAGCCCACCGTAGTAGCCGTTGCCGGTGTTGGTGGCGGCGTTGCCGCCCGACTCATGCTGGGCGATGCAGGCCCACACCCCGGTGAACCCACCCGAGCCACTGCCACCGCTGTAGCTCTGCCTGATCACCGGGCGGGGCGCGGGAGGTGTATAAGTCACCCTCGGAGCCGAGTAGTAGTGGTGCGTGACGGGAGGTGAGTACCGGGAGACCGACGGGGTCGGAGCAGGTAGTGACACCGAACCGGTATACGTGGCAGGTGGGATGGTGATCACCTGGTTGACATAGATGAGATTCGGGTTCGGGATCAGGTCCCGGTTATAGGCGGCGAGGGCTGTCCATGACCGGTGGTAGCGGACTCCGATGGCCCAGAGCGAGTCGCCTGCAACGACTCGGTACTTCGGAAGGGCCGTCGGGGCCGCTGCCGTGAGGACCACCTCCGGGGGCGAACCACTGGCCGGGACCACTGCTCCTGTCACTGGTGGGGGTGCAGCCTGAGCCGCCATGGGCACAGCAAAAAGCAGGCCGCCCAGGAAGGCGGCAGAGAGGGCGACGGTGGTCGTCGCCCGGTGGGATATTTTCACGTTGAGCTTGGCTCCTCACATGGGGAGGATCATGGCTGATCCCCTTGCGTTTTGGGGTCAAGACTGACGTTGCTGCCGTTGTCAGCCTCTTAGTAGGCCCAAAGGCGATCTCCTTTCTCACGGTCGGAAGGACGCGCTGGCTTGGGGCTCCAACCCGTGTCAACCCACAAACGACCAGCCAAAACGCGACTTTTAACGACGCTAAGCTCCCAACGATCCAGGAAGGCTACAAGGTCGTCCCAGCCCTGTCCACCTGGACGCGTGGGGTTAAAGAAGCCCAGCACCGGCAATGCCAGCAGAGAGACTCTGGTCAGATCCACCAGGCGTAGATTGCGCCTTACGACACCAGGTGGAATCTTGATCTTTCCGAAGCTCTCTAGCTCCATCAACTGGTGAGCATTGCCATGGACACTATTGACGATCTTAATGGCAGTCTTCATGCCTACATGAGGTATGCCGGGGACACCATCGATCTTGTCACCGGTCAAGGCCATGACCAGTCTCATATGCTGGGGATGGATGCCGAATGCCTCAGTGAAACGATCGACTGTCCATGCCTCTTTGTCTCCTGGGTGATGAATGTGGGTGCGGGGATTGAGTAGCTGGTAGAAGTCCTTATCACCGCTGATGATATGGACGAAGTCATTCCCGGCCTCAGTCCAGTATCCAGCGATCAGGTCATCGGCCTCCTCACGAATCCGAGCTACTTGCGGAACGTTGGCCAGGATCAGGAACTGCTTCACCTGGGCGATGAACTCGGTAGGCTCTGATCCGGCTATGCGATCAGCCTTGTACTCAGGGTAGACATCCCGTCGCCACGTACCGCCGCCATCCCAGCACACCATGACCCGATCCGGGCGAATAGATCGCACGTAGCTGGCCAGGGAGATGATGGTGGTGTGCAAGGCTCCGGTGGGCACACCGTCGGCGGTAGACAACGGCTTGGCCTTGCTCATGGCGAACAGCGATCGCAGGGCGATATTGTGCCCGTCCACCAGCATGGTCGTCATAATGCATTCGACTTCTTGGGCTTCTTCTTCTTGGGCTTCTCCTTAGGCCCCCAGGGCGGATGCTGTGGTTTCAGGAGGTCCTCGACGGCGTCCCGGTCATCCACCCAGATCCAGCCGCTCTTGGGGCCACAGGAGCCCTCATGACCGGGCCTGCGATGGCACTTGGCAGGTGGCACCGGATGCTCGTAGTCACTGGCCATCCCGACCCAGTCCTTTCCGCATTCCTCAGGCATCGATCTTCAGCCAGTCCACCAGGGCGGTGGCATGGTCAATGATCTGGGGTGGCACATCGGACGAGTTCTCCTCCAGCCAGGCCGCCAGATTGACGGCGCGGAACAGCATCTCGGCCCGTTCGTGCTGGATTTGCAGGGTGTAGACCGCCGCGTCCACCAGTTCCTCGACCAGGTCTCGGTAGGCGTCCCGGCCGTTCAGGGGCTGCAGGCCGGTGCCATAGCGCTCCACTCCGATGGCCAGGCGCTTGCCCACCAGGTCGATGAGGACCTCATGCATGACCGGCCGGGCGTTGGGCTCGGGCAGGGGCTGATCGTGCTTGCGGTTGGCCCTGGTCGGGATCTTCTCCATCGTGGGCCGAGAGGTGTCGGTGCCGATGCCGGTGAGGACCTCGGCCTGGTAGGGGGCGGCCACGGTGGCCATCGAGCCGTGGCTCTGACGCAGATGCTGGGCCAGGTCCTTGTAGAGGACATCCCCGCCGCACAAGGGGCAGGACACCCCCTGGGAGGGGTGCGGGTTGCCCTCGGAGCCGTGGGCCTCCGCGAAGGTCTGGGGCCGGGCCTGATGTTCGGCCAGCGGCCCCTGGGCGTGGCGCTGATCGGCCTCACGGCGTCTCTGGGCCTCCAGCCACCGGGAGCGGGCCGAGACCGTCTGGGGCTGCTCTACGGCCGCACAGGGGCCATCATGGCCCTCTGGATCGACGCTGCAGGGATAGCTGGTGCGAAGCTCGACCCAATGCTCCTTGGTGGGGTCGTTGCGATCGAGGGTGTTGTAGCCGCTAACCCACTTTCCGCATGCCGTCATTGATCCTCTTCGCCTTCCTCGCCCTGTCGCCCACCCGCTGCGCCTGGCGTCGAGTGCGCCGGTTGATGGTGGGCATCCCCTGCTCCTTGATCCGCTTGAGCAAGTCCTTCAAGTCTTTGGCCTCGCAGCCATGGGGGATGATGGTTGTGGCCTCTCGATACTCCATACCTGGTGAGTACGTCGAACCCCAGCCCGGTGTCCGGTGTCATGATCGCTGAGCCAGGACGGCTCGTTCCAGTTCGGTCAGATCCCACACCGACAGCACCGCCCACAGATCACCCCGGATGTGGCGCAGCAAGGCCGGATCCCTGGGTGGCCGCATGTTCCACTGCTCCACCTCCCACAGGATGTGGCAGTGGCGCAGGCGGCGCAGCTTGGGTCGGAACCGGGGCGGCACCAGGGGGATCATGGTCTGCCCTCGCCGCCAGGAGCGCACGGTGGGGACGCCAACATCATGCATGGGCACCCGCACTGTGGTCCGCCCCACCAGGGCACCCTGGTTGCGGGGCCAGACCGCGTCGCTGTAGAGGAGGTCGTCGCCACTCCACTGCACATAGCACTCGGACCAGGTGGCCCCGGCGATGGCGATGCGGGGCAGACCGTCCTGGTCGAACCAGCCGCCCAGGCGGACGGCCTCGGTGAGCCGGATGACCTGGAGGCCACGTCGCGCCGCCCGGTACGCCTGAGCGATGGCTTCGTCCTCAGCGGTGCGTTCGGTGGCCAGCATCTTCTCGTACTCGGCCAGCTTGATCGTGGCCTCTTCCTCGGTAACTTCGATGGTGGGCAGGTTCATTCGATCACCTATACCTTAATGAAGTCTGGGATCCACTCCAGGTTCTCATTGGGGTCGTAGTCGGCCATGAGATCAGGGAACTTCTCCACGCAGATACGGGCCACCTCATCGAAGACCAGGCGGATCTCCTCCTCGGCTCCGAGGGCGGTTCGCATGTGGATGACGTGGCGCAGGCTACGGATGTTCATGGTGGCCAGCATCCCAGTGGCCACCCCGTCGGGGGCGAATCTTCGCATGAAGGAGGTCTTGGCTTTCTTCACCGAGAAGGGCACGGTGGGATCGTCCAGGCCGAAGTGATCGGCCATCCAGCGCTGGTGGCGCTCCATCTGCTCCAGCAGGTCGATGGAGCGGGCCATGACATCGGGGTCGTCGCGTACCCACTCCGGGAACCAGAAGGGGATGTCGTCCAGGCGCACGAAGCGCATGCTCTCCTGACTGATGGCCACCCCGGCCCGGTGGCGGACCATCTCATGGGTGAACACCCGGCTGACGTTGTGCATGACGAAGCTGTAGTTGGCATGCTCCAGGACCGAGCCGTGGGCGCTGGCCAGGATGTTGCCCAGGTAGGCGGCCGAGTCCTTGCGGACCATGCGGATGTTGGGGTTGAGCCCCTCGGTCCAGGACCGGTAGCACTCCCGGCCGCCGAACTCCACCAGGGCCTCCCCGTCGGACAGCCCGGAGCCCTCCACCCGATCGGCCCACTCCAGGGCCGTCTCGTCAACCTCTTTGAGAAACCGCCTTATGACCGGCCAATCGACGTGGGGGTAGGCAACGAGGAAGACTGTCGGCCGGTCGATGAGGCGCATCAGGCACAGTCTTCACAGATCCAGCCTTCGTCGTCCAGTGACCGGGCGATGCGATCACCCTCTTCAAACGGCGAATGACACTCGTAGCAATGGCCTGGATACTGCGCTTCGATCCAGCGACGACCGGACGTGAACTTCCCTCCACCCACCCCGACTTTGACGCGGGGTGGATTGGAGGGGTGATGGCAGATCGAGCAGTTGATGATGTCATGCTTCTCGCACGGCTCGACCTCGGCCATCTAGGTCAGGTAATCCCAGAGCTTCCCCTGCAGCCGGGCGATAGCCAGGGCGTAGGAAAGCTGACTCTGGTCGATCACGTTGTTCTCGTAGAAGGCACGGGCCAGGTCCTCGATGTCGGCCAGATCGTAGTAGCGCGCCCCGCCCTCGGTGCGGTGGGTGGCCACATGCTGGCCGTGCAGGCGGTTCAGGCCCACGTCATGCTTGCCGCCCGCCGGACAGCGATTGTGATCCTCCAGGCGGTTGGTGCGACGGCACTTGATGCACAGGTTCTCCTGCAGCCGGATCCAGTGCGAGGACCGCCGGAAGAAGAACATGGCCGCCTCGGAGACGGTGAAGTGCGGCTCGGCCGACACGTTAATGTCTTCGAAGATGGGCGTGGAGGGATCCAGGACGTAGTCGGTGATGGCCAGGACCGGCGGGGTGAACTCGTCGGGGGGCAGGTCGATCTCCACCGAGGTGACCCTCGGTAGATCCCGTTCAGAGCCCTCCAGGGCCTCCAGGGTGGGGATGAAGGTGTCGGTGGCGGTCACTTGGCTTTCCTAACGTACAGGGCTCCTCTGGGGGCCTTGGCGGGCTCGGCGGCACGGGCGATGATGGACAGAAGTTCGGGCCGTCGCTTCAGCAGGGCCATGGTCTTGTGTTCGTCCCAGACCCTGGTCTGCTCGGTCATGGCCAGCCAGTCGTTGTGGGTGAACATGGGCTCGTCGGGATCATCGGATAGGGCCTTCAGCTTGGCCAGGTTGATCTCGGGCTCGAAGGTGGAGGTCTCCCAGGAGAACACCTTGTCGGAGTCCCCGGCGGTGACGATGTCCTTGTCGTCGGCCAGGTAGTGGCCGTCCTTGTCGGTGGCGGTGTCGAGGGGCTGACCGCCGTTATTGGACTCCTTGGTCACGTCCAGGTGGTTCAGGACGGTGGTGCGGATGCCCTCCTTGCGACCCTCGGCCATGGCCGCCACGGTGTCGATGACCAGGCGCTCGTCCATGAGGGCAGCCCGCTCCTTGGGCTCCAGCGCCCGGCGCACGGTGGGCACCACGCTGCCGAAGATCTCCAGGAGGCGCTTCATGGCCAGGATCTGCTCTTCGGTGATGCGGGCCGGGATGGGGAGCTTGGTCGGGCGCGGAGCCACCTCGGTGGGCCGGTCGCGCACCAGCAGCCGGGCCAGGTTGGCCCAGGTGATGGAGCCGGTGTTGATGCCGTCCAGGGCCTCTTTGGGGACGGCCTCCAGCGCTTTGGATTCAGGATCAGTAGTCATGTGCTGCTCAGGATATCGACTTTGGCCCCGATTAGCAAGTACCCCTAGAGCGGATCGATCATCTCCACCAGGGTGACCGCCTTGTTGACCAGGGTCTCGGTCTCAACCAGGTGCGCCCGGATCTCCCCCAGGACCTCGCTCAACTGGCTACGGGCGGAGGATTGCCCCTCGGAGGCTGAGGACCCCGACCCGGCCGTTGCGGGGGCCGTGAGGGCCTCTGGAGCTTCGGAGGGGCCACGGGAGGGTCCGGCACCACTGGTGGCACCACCGGCTCCTCAGCGGGCTCCAGGGGGCTCTCAGGCGGCGTTAGAGGCGGAGCCGGGGCCGGGCCTCCCGGCAGGGGCTCGGGCATGGATGGTGGCGGCTCAGCGACGACGACGGGACTCTCCGCCGCCGGGGTCTGCGGGGTCTGCTGCTTGCCCTTGAACAGGGACTTGAACCAGGTGCTGAGGGACATGGGGCCTCCCTTCAACCCTTCGGGGCTCTGAGAAGATCATTGGCATGGCTCGGCGGCTGCTCAGGGGCACGCGGTTCTTCTGTGACCGCTGCCCGGCCGAGTACGTCAGCACCCAGCCACGGGCACTGATGCCGCCCGGCTGGGTGCGGGTGAGTATGAAGTACACCCAGGACAACGGCTACGTCGAGGAGAATCTCCACTGGGATCTCTGCCCCGGCTGCGCCGCCCTGGTGGACCGGGCCTTAGCCCGCCCGGTGGTGGACCTGTTCGACGGCGTTCTCGGTGATGGCGGTACCCATGGCGGTCCACAGTTGCTGGGGGAAGTCCCGCTGCAGAACGGCGATGAACCGAGGCAGCCAGGAGACATCGCAGTCGAGTAGGGCGGCGGCCTCCACCGCCGCCCTGGCCTCCCGATCGGGCATCACTTCACCTCCTCGAAGAAGCTCTTGACCGCGCCCAGGTCCCGCACCAGCGGGGCCGGGGGCAGGGTCTTCAGGATGCGCTTGCCGTAGCCCTTGGAGCAGAGGCGGGGGTCCAGCATGGCGATGACGCCCCGGTCTGAGCGGTGACGGATGAGCCGCCCGGCGGCCTGGGACAGGACCAGGCTCATCATGGGCACGCTCAGGCCGTTGAAGGCGTTGCCGCCCCGGCGCTCCAGCCACTCGGCCTCGGCCTCGAAGAGGGGCTCGGTGGGCACCGGGAAGGGCAGCTTGTCCACGATGACCAGGCTGAGTGTCTCGCCCTGGAAGTCCACGCCGGTCATGAAAGAACGGGTGGCGAAGAGGACCGAGTGGGTGTCGGCGGAGAAGCGGGCGGCCAGCACCTTGTTGGGGGCCTCGCCCTGGATCAGGCAGGTGTAGGGCAGGATGTCCTTGAGGGCCTCGTAGGCGTTCCGCATGGCCCGCGTCGAGGTAAACAGCACCAGCGCCCGGCCGTCACTGGCGCTGACCAGGCTGCGGATCTCGTTGACGGCAGCATTGTCGAAGGCGGCCCGCTCGCGGGAGGGATCCGGCAGGCTGGGTACGTAGGTGATAGCCTGGGTGGTGAAGTCGAAGGGCGTGCCCACGTTGAGTTCGCGGTACTCATCGATGCCCAGTTGCTTGGCCACGAAGTCGAACTTGCCCGCCACCTGGAGGGTGGCCGAGGTCAGGATGGCGGTGACGTTGGCGAAGAGGTTCTCGCGCAGCCAGGGGCTGACATCGATGGGGCAGGACTTGACGGTGCGCTTGCGATCGCGGCCCGAGCCCTCGACCTCGACCCAGCGGACCAGGTCATCGAAGTCGGCCAGGACCAGGTCGGTGACCTTGTGGGCCAGGTTGGCGGAGCGCTTCTTCAGGATCTGCAGGCGGCGCTCGTAGGGGAGGAGGTCCTTGGGCTTGACCGAGTCCAGGTGGGGAGCGATGCGGGCCAGGACCCCGGCGTAGACCTGGATGGCCATGATGTAGTCGGCCCAGCCGTCCTGATTGAGGACGATGTCGGCCTGGCCCAGGCGGGCCACACCCGAGCCCTTCTCGATCTCGGGCAGCTTGTCGAAGCTCTCGAAGAGGGCCGTCTGGGCGGCCTGGGCGTCGCGCTGGGCCTCGCCCAGGGCGGCGGCGTGGTTGTCGTACTCCCGGTTGACCAGGTTGCGGGCCTCGGCCAGCAGTCCCCGCAGAGAGCCCTCGGTGAACTCGTTGCCCAGGGCCGAGCGGGCGTACTCGCGGGCCTCATGGGCCTCATCGAAGACGACTACCTGGTAGTCACCGATCAGGGCGTTGAAGAACAGCAGGTCCGCGAACAGCACGGCGTGGTTGACGACCACGATGTTGGCGTCGGCGGCCCGGACACGGGCCTGGGTGGCGTAGCACTGCTTGGTCTGGGAGCAGCCATGCACCGAGCAGTTGTCGGAGTCGGCCCGGACCTTGGCCCACTGGGCGAAGGGGATCTCCCGGCCGATGAGGGCCTCGAAGTCGCCCTTCTCGCCGCCGAAGGACTTGTCCTCCAGGCGCTCGTTGGCGATGCGGACGATCTCGCCCAGGCCGTCCACCTCGGAGGGGTCGGTGGCCATGGCCCGGCCGACGCAGAGGTAGTTGGAGCGGCCCTTGAGCAGGGCGTACTTGAAGTCGATGCCGAACGCCTCCGCGAAGAAGCCTTGCAGGTTGGGGAGGTCCTTGTCGGTGACCTGGTCCTGCAGCGCCTTGGTGGCGGTGGCGACGACCACCCGGCGGGGCTCACCGTTGGCGTTGCGGCCCGCGGTGGTCCACAGGATGGAGGGGATCAGGTAGCCGAAGGACTTGCCGGTGCCGCAGCCCGCCTCGGCCAGGGTGTGGAAGCCCTCGCCCAGGGACTGGGTGATGAGTTCGGAAAGCTGGACCTGGGGCAGGCGGCGCTCGTAGCCGGGGATCAGTTCCGGCAGGCGGGCCTCAACGTCAGCGTAGGTCACGCTGTGGGGGGTGGTGGTCATGGGAAGTACGTTAGCAGGTTTCCTTAGAGCGGTCAAGTCGCGGCCGGTACGAACCTCTGACAGTCACACTCGTCCTCCCAGGTCTCACACTCCTCGATCAGCATGGCACCCCCTCGAAACCAACTCCGGTGATGGTCAGAAGCCGGATGGCCGCAGACACAGAGATCTTCGTCGGCGGGTGTGACGGTCACGGGAGAATCTGATAGTTCATATGAACTGTTGGCTGAGGGAGGGGGACCCGGCGGCGGATCCAGGTCCGGCCCTCCCTCTCCCCCGGTGGTAAGGGCGGGCCTCGCCACCGGTTCGTCCGGTACCACTTTAGACGGCTGGGGTCAGGGCGTGTAGGGGGCGATGCCGCCTTCCCCCAGATGCTGGGGGCTCTGGGCCACCAGGGGGATGGAGTGACCCTCCAGGATCAGCTTGGGGGGCGGGAAAGGGGCCGAGGCTTTGGCCACGCAGCGGGCGCAGACCCGCACCGTCATGGTCACGTCGTCCAGGTTGGGAGCCTTCTCGACCGTCCGCATGGCGTCGTCGTGGGGCACGCCCAGGCAGATGAGCCCGGCCACCACGAACTCCCCCTCGCCCCGGAAGGCCAGGGCGGTGTCGGTGGCCCGCATGCAGACCATGCAGGTGTCCCGGTAGGTGCCGTCGATGCCGGGTCGAGGGGGCCAGTTGGTCTTGCCGTCGGCGTGGCTCATGACGCCAGGGTCCTCTGCACCTTGGCCGACAGCCGGGTGATGCGGTCCAGGCCCAGGAGGTAGCAACCGCCACTGCGAGGATCGTGGACCTGGACGTAGGTGGTGCCGTTCTCCACCTTGATGGCCTTGACCCGAGCCCGGAACTTGCGGCCGCGGGGCTTGTGCTGGCCCAGGACGAAGTCGCCCACCCGCAGGATCCAGCGGGGGCTGACCTTGATCTGGTCGGGGGCGGTGGCACGGGGCGCACGGGGCTTGTGCAGCTTGAGCGGGGTGCCGGTGGAGGCCGGTGGGGGGATGATGGTGCCGGTGCGGCGGGACAATGCAACCCTGGTGCCGTTCTCGGCGGTGACCAGAATCTGGTCGTCGGTTATCTCGATATTGATTGGCAATGGATGCTCCGGGTTGTGGTGGATTTCTTCGGGCAGAGAGCCCTGACCTGCTGAACCTCCCTGGGTGGCTCACCTGCCTCCCCGGAGGGAGGAAACGGCCGTTTACCAGGGGAGACAGACCAGGACTCTCCGCCGGAGAGCTTAGCACACCCTGGTCCGATTATCAAGTCATGTTAGAGAGGACGGCTTTGTCCGATTTGTCCGAACGCGCGCGTCTATTGGCCCTTAAAGGCCAACCTTATACGCGAACATATATAAGTTAGCCTTTGAACTCTTTATAGACACAAAACCTTTCTAGCCTGAGAGGACGCCGCCTGCGGCGGCCTCGAAAGGCATGTGGGGTCTGGCCTCCGGCCAAGCCCGACGACTCCCGGAGCCGGGCATCCGCGAATGGGCGCGAAAGCCTGGCTCCTGGTCGGAGCCGAGTCTCCTGTAGGGGAGACCCTGACGGTCACCCTCCTCGCGAGATAAAGGTGATCGCCCTGTACCGAGTGGTCAGACAGCCCGTCAGGACTTCGCCTGGCTGGACTTGGGGAACTCAAACAGCAGATCCTTGGAAGCAGCACTCCTTAGTAGCGTCCAAGGCTGCCCGACCGGTACAGCTATGCAGGGCGCTTAGACTAAACCACCTCAAGTGGTCCCGTCAAGCAGAGGCTCTAACCCTGCTCATGGTCATGATCGTGATCGGCCAGCCGGTTCTCCAAGGCGTCGATGCGATACCCGTCCACCAACTCCCTGGTCGCGGCCCGAATATCACCGGGCGTCAACAAGGTGGGCATGTCGGCGTTGATCTCGCATAAACGCTCGTCTTCATTGTTGAAGATGTTGATATGAATGCTGGCGCAGGGCTTGATCACATCGTGGCCGCAAGTCTCGCATTCACCCAGGTTGACCTGACCCAGGCTGACCCACCAGGACACGTCCTCTGGACCATCGGAGAAGCTCTCGGTGATCACCTTGCCCACGGCCAACTCAAACCGCTTGCGAAGGTTGATGATCAAGGATGATTACCGTTCTGCGGCGGCAGGATAAACGGGCCACCGGGATTGGCCTGACCCAGCATCTGAGAGCGCTGGGCGCACAGGCCCTCCCACATCTGACGTAGCTGGCCGAGAAGGGTTTCATCAGCCTGGGCTAAACCCAACGGGACGGCCGCCGCCCCCAGGATCTCCTGGCCCAGAACCGGCGAGTTCATGACCAGGATGATGCCCACCATGGGAGCCATGCCATTGCCGGGGATGGGCTGCAACTGCACGTTGGCTTCCCACTGCAGGTCCTCCCCGAAGGACAGTTCATCGAGCAAGCGGGGGATACGCTCACGAATCGGATCCATTATGGCGCTAGCGGTCATTACGCTCCTTGCTTGCGACTGATCCTCATCAACCGCCGTCGAATGTCTGCTGAAAGATAGTTGGACCCATCCTCATTGTCATCAGTGAGTTTGTCCGACCAAGCATGACGCTTAAGCCCCAGCCCTACGATCCCGTCTTCGATGGTGTTCCGCACGATCAGATCGTTCACGTAGGTGATGAGGTGATGGGAGTCCAGCCTATTCGCCCGGTTGATGCGCTGCCACCACTTCGAGTGCGTCAACGGCATCTCGTAGTTGATGACCCACTGGGCCTCGGGCAGGTTGATGCCCCGGCACCCGGCGTCGGAGGACAGGAAGATCTGGGCACCGTCTCGAAAGTCGGCCATGGCCCGACGGCGCTGGGCATAGGACAGCCCACCATGGTTGACCACCACCTCGAAGCCCTCCTTGACCAGGCGCTCCTCGATCAGGGGCAGGATGGACTGGCCGTAGAAGGTGAAGACCAGGACCTGGGTGCCCCGCACGTCCTTGTGGAGCCGGTCCACCAGTACGTCCAGCTTGGCCGCCCCCAGGGCCTCCAGGCCCGCTACACCCACCTCTCGCACGATCATGGAGGCCACCTGGGGGAAGTCCCGCTTCTCGGCGCGGGCCATCTCCACACTGCGGACCAGGGCCAGCGGGTGCCCGGCGATCTGGCGCAGCACCCCGAATAGCTGGCGGTTCCACTGCCAGTCACCGCGATGGTCCTCGTCGGTCTGGGCGATGATCTCGTAGAACTCCTGATGGCGCTGGCCCAGGTCTACGTAAGTGGAAATAGGCGGAGCAATCTTGGGGAAAAACTGGGAAATGTCGGGATCGAACTTGGACTTAAAGACGGCCAGATGACCGATCTTCTCCTGCAGGGATGGCACCCCCGGCGGGCAGTCATCGGGAGTCAGGCATTTGAACACGATGGCTTTGCCATAGCGGTCCCGACCGACGTGATGGGTCTCGAAGTCCTCCACCCGCCCGGCCGCCGGGGGGTCCATGAGCCGGGCCAGGTTGAACCAGCTTTCGGGATCTCGATCGACCACGGTGGCGGTGGTGGGCATGACCCGCACCGAGCCCGTCTTTCGCAGGTGCTTGAGCAGTAGCTCATGGTGGCGGTACATGGCCGAGCCCCGATCAGCCCCCAGCTTGGCCGTGGCCTCGTCCCAGATGATCAGGATCCGTTTGCCCGCCAGGACCTGAGCCAGCGGTCCCGGCATGAGCTTGTTGCGCTCGCGTCCACCTACCCGCACCTTCTCCTGGTGGGCGATCTCAGCCCGGACGGTCTCGTAGACTCCCAGGATGATCTGGGGCGGGTCGGTGATCACCCCCTGGCGTTTCTGCGGACCCCCACTCAGCACACCGACCGATGCTCGGGTGAAGGTCCGCAGGTCTTGCTCCCACTCGTCCAGCTTGGACTTCTCGCACTCCAGCAGGACGTGGTCGATCTGGCCTTCGTCCAGGAGCATGCAGGCGATGCACAGGCCGATGGCGGTCTTGCCCGCCCCACAGTCGGCCCCGATACACAGCGATGGTTGTGTTAGCCCTTGAACCACCAGATCGACCTGAAAGGGTTTCAGGTCAAAAGGGGCGATGTAGGTCACGTTATTGAGGAGAAGCTCTCCAGGTCTAAACCCCAGACGTACAGATAGGGATGATTCGAGCTATGAGGGTCGGTGCAAATCAGAACGACCTCGTCATCCATGAGCAGTTCGACCGTGGCATAGCTGATACCAGCCGGGACCGGGGTGAGGAACTGCACCCCCTGGTCGGAGAAGTGGACCTGAGCCTCGATCTGCCAGGTGGGATTGGCGCTGACGAAGCGCATGGACCACTCATGCTGGCCGTGCAAAGCCTCCTCGATAACGCGCAGCCGTGCCATGGCCACGTTCAGACTCACTTCCAGCGACGACATCCGGCTCACCTCCGCGACGGCAATCCTATCACCACTAACCCCAGTCCTCCACTCAGTTCTAAATGATCCCTTTGTGAATGGTCGGAGAGATGAGGTTGTCATATTGCGCCGGAGTGACAACAAAGAAGCTAACAGAGTCACCGAAGGTACCGGAGAGATCGTCGGTAGTTGGCCTGGTGAAATGACCATTGGTCCATGTAGCAGAATCACTCATGGGATAGTTGGTGCCAAGGAACTCGTATGCACTGGGATTAGCCGTGACTTGACCTATGGCAGAATCAGTAATACCACTGATGTTATCAGCAGTGGTTCGGTTGTAGAAGTTAGAGAAGACGTTGACAATGGGAACGCCGTCAGGGAAGAGATTGGGATATTGCTTGAAGGCCAGGAACCACCAACGCGGCACCGGGTTGCTCCACTGGGTGAACATGGGGTCGGTGTAGATGTCGGGGGTGGTGTCGAACACCGACAGGTTCGGCCCCTGCATGAAGGGCTTGGCGTCCACGTTGAGTTGACCCTCGTAGATGGGCCGGATCTGCAGGGCCGAGACGTGCATGGACTCCCGGTAGCAACTGCAGCGCCAGACCAGTTGCTGAGAGGGGATGGGGAAGTTCACCACCCCGTTGGGATTGTTGCGGTTGTCCAGGCCCTGCCAGAAGGTGACCCCGCCGTCCACCGAGAACTCCCAGACGATGGACTCATCGAAGACCGACAGGGTATCGACCGAGATCACGTCGTTGGTCTTACCCTGCTGGACCAGTTGCACGAACAGCGAGTGGGTCACGTCCTGGTTGGGCACCGAGCCGATGTCATAGACGGCGCTGAACTCGGTCACCGCCCCTTGCGCCCCCGAGGTCTGGGCCTGCCAGACCAACCGGCCGGTGATGGCGTCCACCAGTTGCACGAACAACGGCTGAGTCAGCCCGCTGACCACCGTGTAGCGCACCGCCACCCAGGCCCGTCCGGCCGGGGACAGCAGCAACGGGGCCGAGCAGATGCCGCCATAGGTCTGGGCGGCCTGACCCACGTTGGAGAGCTTCACCGGGGCCACGAAAGAGACCCGATCGACGTAGTGGATCTCGTTGAGGGCAGCCCCGAACACATAGAGGAGCAAATCGACGGTGACGGCCCCGGCCGGAGAGGTAGCCGTGACGATGCTGTCCGTCCAGGCTCCGGCTACCTCCGCCACGGTGACGGTAGGAGCCTGACTTATCATGGTGCCCGCGGCGTTGTACCACTGGATATAAGCACCCACCTGTCGAACCGTGGTATTGGGACGAAAGGCAGCACGAAAAGTGTAGGTTTGACTCGGTGTAATAGGTATGCGAACGGTGGTATGCGGAAAGCGCGCATACATATCACCAGCGGTCGTATTGGTCAGCATCAATGAATGGGTGCCATCCACGGCCTGGGCCGTCGAGTTGGCCAGACTGCAACTGACCCCGACGTAATCACCGATGGTGCCGCCCTCGAAGGACGAGTCCTCGGCCGACAGCACGTTCTGCAGCACGTAGGTCCCGAAGGTCTCCAGGGGCGGCACGATGGGCGGGTTGATGATCCCGCTCACCGCGCCCCCGGCGCTCTGGGCGGGCTGGGTGGACTGACTCGAACGGGAGAAGACGATGGAGTTGGTGCGGGTGAAGTAGGTGATCTGCACGGGAGACACGTCCCCCACCGCATGCCAGGTGCCCACATCGGTCCAGGGGGTGCTGGACAGGGCCTGGTTCCGCATGTCGTCATCCAGGACCACCTGGACAGCGTCGGACTGGATGGTGGCGAACTGCAGGCCGGTCACGTCATGGGTGGAGATGAAGCTGACCGACTGGGCCACGTTGGGCAGCGTGGAGGTCAAGGCCGGGTCGGTGGGCGTGAACAGATCGCCGGGGTTCTGCTGGAAGGTATTGGACTGAATAAACATCTCATCGAGGAAATACTCATAGTAAACATCGGTGTCATTCTGAGCTAACACCGAGGTTCTCACCGCCTGGATCTCCTTGAATCCACAGAAGAAGGCCACCTTGGCGGTGTAGGCCACATCGGAGTTCTGGTAGGTGTGGAAGCTCGGGCTGGCGAAGCGGGGGGCGTCCATGCCCTGGCGGATGTTGGCGAAGTTGTACAGCCAGGAGGCGGAGCCGATCTGCAGGGCCGCGCCGGGGTCCTTGGAGATCATGACCTGGGTGGGGCTCATCTGCAGGCTGGAGGCGGCCGCGTTCACCGGGGCTCCGCCCGTGCCGGTGTTGATCCAGTTGTTCTGGCCCTGGCCCAAGGCGATGAGGGTGGCCGTGCCGGGGTCCATGGTGCCCTGGTAGCCAGGGATGGACGCCGTCGAGGTGGAGGCTCCCACCGTGGTGGCCGAGAAGGTCTGGACCGTGATCTGGGTGGGCAGGAAGCCCTCGTAGGGCTCGGGGGCCAGGTTGGTCATCTCGATCTTCCAGAACTTGGCCAGGATGGGCGGCACCTTCAGGTAGCCGGTGGTGAGCAGGTAGTCCCCGGCCACCGGATTCCAGAACAGGCTGGGGTAGAAGGCGGGCTGGCCTCCGACCATGCCGGAGGGGTTGGCGGTCGAGATGAAGCCGGGGTTGAAGCGCAGATAGGCATTGACGGTCTTGCCCTGGTCCTGGGAGGCGAACTGTCCCTTGGAGCAGTACGGCAGCGGATGGAACAGGAAGTCATTGACGGTGGTAGTGGTGAGCGTCTCGTTCTTGACCACCAGGTTGTGCAGCATCATCCCCGAGGTAGCCACCACCGAGTTGTCGTTGAAGCCACCAATGCGAATGTTGGGATACTTGGTGCCGGAAAGCTGGATATTGTCGAAATAGTTAGTGCTGATGATGTCGCTGTTCAGCCCGATGTAAGAACCCATGGGACCGAGCGTCCCACTGAGATTCCCGCTGTAGATCACCACCCCGTCCATAGTCATGGTGACCGAGGTGGTCCCATTGACGGTGATGACCACATGGTGCCAGATGTTGGCGCTGCCCGGAGTGTTGGTGCCCGTCGGCGCGCCCCAGGCGGTCCAGGAGGTGGTGGTGGCGATGCCCGAGGCCGAGCCTCGGGTATCGACGCGAGCCATGTAACCCTTGCCGGTCACATCGCAGCCGAAGTAGAAGTTGGCCAGCCCGCCGGTCGGTACCCACACGTCGAAGGCGTAGGTGGTCTGGGGGCCGATGCTGCGCGACACCACCGTGTGGGCCGGGACCACGTAGCTGGGGGTGGGATTGCCCTGGACGCTGCTCGATGCGAACCCGGTGCCCGCCTGGACATGCCACTGGGCCGAGGTGTTGCCGGTGTCGATTTGGCCCAGAAACTGACCAGGAAGTTTCTGGCTCGTCAGGATGACCGGATTACCACCCTCGAAGCTATAGCCGATGGTCCAGCCCTGAGCGACGGTGTAACCGACCACTAGATGGACCATCGCCCCCAGCGGCAACGCCGCGGCCGAACCAAACGTGGGAGTTCCATCCTTGGGATTGACCAGAAAGGCCCCATTGCCATAAGAGATCTGGATACCCAGCAGGTCGATGAGCGGCAGCACCCCGGTGGTGGGGGCCAGGTTGGCCAGGAACCCAAACCCGACCCACCAGTCCTGGGTGGGATCCCATTGCAAGGCCCAGTTGGGCACGTCGATGTAGCCGTTGGTCCCGGTGCCGGTCGGGAACTGCAGGCCGGTGGGAACGTGGATCACGTTGCCGACGATGTTGCTGGCCGGGTAGAGCAAGGGGGTGTCCTGGGCGGTGTGACGCTGGTTCGTTCGAGGAGTATCGTTGGACCAGTACAGGGTGGCGTGGACCCCGAGATGGGTGGGGTCGATGTAGAACCGGTCTATGACTTGAGGCGCTCCAGTATTGGTCCGCACGTCCAGGTAGAAGTTGGCCACGGCCGAGGCCAACGGCTGGGGGGCACAGCGCCACTGCACCGGGTTGGTCTTGATGGCGTTAGCCGGTTCCTCCATGTACAGCGAGTAGCTGATGGGGCTGCCGATGATGTCCGAACCCACCCCGATGACCTGGGTGGCAGGCACATGGGGGGTAGGCAGATCGGCTGATCCCTCGATCGAGAAGCCCGCCTTGAACCGCCGCACGGCCAGGGAGTACGGCACCGGCACCTGGTTGGTGGCCCAGCCTCCGTTCAGGTCCGGCTGGGTGGTGGTGTAGCTGTAGACCGGGCCATGACCGGATCTGCGCTGCAATACCACCCGGATGCGCTGGGTGTTCACCGGCAGGATCTTGGTGGCCAGATTGAACCAGTGATCCTGCCCGTAATGCTGGGGATGATTCTTGGCTAGGAGATAGTCCTCGTTATTGACCAATACGGTGGGAACAGAATCGATGATGTCATGCTCCAGCATCGGTACCCAGTTCCCGCTTGGAGCATCAAAGTATTCGACCGAGACATGCTGGGGGAAATGAGCTACATCAAGAGAGACCGCATTGATGTTGTGAAATGAGCCGAACCGGATCTCCAGGATCTCGCGGAAGTCGTTGTCTTGAGGACGGGCATCGGTGGCCCAGAAGCTCAGGGAGTCGGTGGAAAGCTGCAGGTTGTTGATGTTCTGTTGGCCCAGCGCGGCCAAGAGGGCGTTCACGTCCAGGCCGTCGAAGGTGAGTTCGGACAGGCTGACCGACGTATTGACGGTGCCCCGGCCGGAGAGCGGGTTGATGGCCATGACCCCGTCCTGGGTGTAGCGGCCCAACAGGGCCATCCACCAGGGCAGCGGCGCGTTGGTGGGCAGGTAGTCGGTGTAGGTCCCATCGGCCCAGACGATGCGCTGGGTATCGGTGGTGGCCAGCACGTTCTGGGAGAAGTCCTGGAGGTACGACAAGGCCCCGGCGATGTCCTTCTGATAGAACCACTGCTCGCCCTGGTAGCTGTTGAACGGTGGCACCGTGGGCTCCAGCACCGTCCCCGGCGTGGCCGTCCCATATGGCGTGGCCGCCCCGGTGGCAGTGACAGTGACCGCAGGCTGGATCTCCCAGTAGTTCGAGTCGGCCCACACCCCGGCCACCGACACCGGGGTGTACACCTGCGGCCCCTGGGCCACCACCTGAGCGATGGCATCGGCTGGCTTCAGTTGTTCGATCACCTGTAACACGTTGTACATCTCGGCCTGAGTAACCGGTCGATGCGGCGAGATGATGAACTGCTTCATCAGCAAAGCATTAGGGGTATTACCGGTGTAACCTTCAAGCTGAGCATAGGTGAAGGCTTGCAACCCGGAATAGGTGTACGACTGCATCTGCAAATAGGTCATGGCCGTGTTGGCGGCGTAGACGAAACTCTCGTAAATGTCGCAGGTCACCGACAGGATGGCCTCTGCGATCAGTCGCATGCCCACCGGGGTGGGGCCATAGGCGATGGCCCGGCCGAACTGGAACAACCGCTGACGGTAGCTGGCGTCAAGTTGGGCGGCGTCGCGCCAGTCGCTGGCCGAGGCAGTGTCGGTGTAGGGGTTCATGGACAACTGCTCGTCGGGGTCGCGCTGCATCCCGAACAGCGCCCCGTAGAAAGCGTCCAGGTCGTAGAAGTACGACGAGGACAGGACCTGGCCCAGCCGGGACAGCACCAGCCGCTTGCGTAGCTGCCCGGCCCCGGCGTCACCCAGCAGGGTCCGCAGGAACCGGACCAGGTTGGAGTGGGGCGACAGGTCGTAGATCTCGGCCGGGAAGTGCCGGAAGCGTTGGTCGGTCTGGACGGGCACCAGGAGGGGCTGGGTGATCGTCTGCAGGCTCGAAGAGCCCGGCGTGCCCGGAGTTAGCTGGAGAGCGCCAGGGGGCGTCAGATCGCTCATGAGGGGCTCCTAGGCGTTGACCATGTAGGTGTTGAAGGCCCGCACGTACAGGTTGGCCTGGTTGAACACCGGGACCGTGTCGTCGGGGAAGTACACGTCGGTGACCCGGTTGGCGTAGGCGAAGGTCTGCACGATCCCGGCCGCCGAGTTGATCTGCTGGATGGCCCAGTTCGAGGAGCCTGCCGCGGTGGCGTCGGCCTGGGTGGCGAAGCGCACCGCCAGGACCCCGGCCACCTGGCCCACGGCGGTGAGGATCTCCGAGGCCGACAGGATGCCGTCGAAGCCCACCACGCTCATGACCCCCTGCACCGCCGTCTGGATGGAGCCCAGCACAGTGGCGGCGGTGTAGCCGGAGGCCAGGACCACCACGAAGGTGGTGTTGAGCGCCATCTGCTTGGCCTGGTGGACCCACACGTCGGTGGTCACCAGCCGCCACAGGTTCATGGCCGTCTCCACCTCGCGGGGCACGGCGTTGTAGTTGTAGGTCACCGCCAGCAGGGAGTTGACCGGTGGCGGCGCGCTGCCGCCGTTGGCCACCGAGCGCCACTCGATGCCCGACTGGGAGTGGGGGCTGCCGCCTGCGTTGGTGGAGTTGTTGACCAGGAAGTAGTCCACCCCGTAGTAGTAGGTCAGAGACCCCACGTCGTTGGCATGGCCCGAGTCGGAGGCGAAAATGGTCGAACCGGCGGTGCTATAGCCCGGAGCCGATACCGAGATACCGCCCATGGACGAGACCGAGATGGTGGCCGGTAGCACGGTGACCGGAGCGAAGGTCAGGGGCAGGAAGTAGTTGCCGGGCGTGGGCCGGGTCAGATCCGGGTGGATGAACTTGGTGAAGTTCATGGGATCGTTGGCCACCGAGTTGAAGGTGATGGGGTTGGGTGAGGTCCAGATGACGGTGTCATTGGCCTGCTGCTCATCATCGCCCTGGACATAGATGTCGATCTTGTTGGTGATGCCATTGGCCGGATTGTTGCGGGATGCCTGCGGCACGTATTGAAACTGAAAGTCGTAGATGCCATCCGGGCAGTTGGTCTGATCGATGGAGGTGACGGTGGGCGAGTATCCGGCCGTGTTGGTGGTGGGATAAGCGGTGGTACCCACCAAACCGCCCGCGTCCACAAAGGTGGTCTGGGAGACGGGCAGGATGGCCACCAAGGTCTCAGTGCCAGTGGTGGTCGAGGCGTAAAGGTAGATCCACTGGGCGATCAACGGCGGGGTGGGAAAGGTCATCGAGACGCTGTTGGTCGAGCCGGTGCCAACGGTGACGGTGGTCTCGGGTCCGGCCGGGGTGGTGCCCCAATCGTTGCCCCAGGCAATGCGGTAATAGCGATGGACGCTGGCCCCGATGGTCCCACCTGTGGCCAAAGCCGTGAGGGTAGGCCCGGCCGTAGGGGCCGCCATGGCGAAGGTGGTGGGATCGAAGGTGTAGTTGATGCCGGGGTTCAGGATGCTCTGGTTGTCGATGTCCGGCCCGAAGACGTAGTTCATGGGGTAGACGTACTGGGCCGCCTGGATGGTGGATTGGCCTTTGCCGCTGACGATCTGGACCTGCTCCAGGTGGGTCTTGGCCGCCCCGATGACGTTGGCCAGGACAGTGTTGGGGTTCTCCTGGGCCACGCCCAGGTACATCTGCTCGGTCCCGGCCATGTTGCGAAAGACGGTGTTGGTGAAGCGGTTCCGCAGGGCGTCGTCGGACTCGGCGTCGGAGCCCCCGAAGGTGGCGTTGGTGTTGGCCACGTTGGAGAAGCCAGTCATGGGGGTGCCGAAGTTGACGATGGCGTTGGGGGGCACGTTGCCGTTCGAGCCGCCCACCTGGGCGATGATGGGCACGTCGATGGACACCGCTCCGATGGGCATGACGGCGGTGATCAGGGTGGTGAAGATCACGGGTGGGCTGTCGTTGGTGGCAATGGCCGTCCCGGCGGGCACCGAGGTGGCCTGTACGGCCGCGGAAGGAGCCGCGAAGGTGGCTACCCCGGTAGCTCGGCGCGCCCCGAAGCGCGTCATGCCGAACAGGTTCACGAAGTCGTCCAGCGAGGCCCCGGTCAGGCTGGCGATGTCGTAGGTATAGCCCAGGAAGAACTGATCGACATACGCCTCGGCCACCACCTCCGAGACGGCGTCGATGATCTTGCGGGTAGGAGTGCCGATCGAGGTATCCAGGTCGGGGATGGTCACGCCCAGGGCAGACACGATCTGGCTGGAGATATCGCTCTGGGTAGGCATCAGGCCGGACTCACCTGGCTCTGGAGGTTGACCTGTTGTCCGGCCACGGTGATGATCAGGGTCGAGACGGTCACCCGGTCACCGTTTTGGACCACGTCGATGGACTCGATGGAGCCCACCACCTCGTCACTGGCGTACTGACTTTGCAGGCCCCTGGATGCCTCGTTGGAGATGTTGTCCTGCTGCACCAGCATGTAGTTGTTCACCAGCCGGGATATCTCGGCCATGATCAGGTTCTCATCGATCAGGGTGATGGCGTCACCGAGGTAGTTGCTCAGCAAGGAGCCCCATCTGGGATGGAAGCGATCGCACCCATAAGGCTCCAGGGTGGCAATGACCAGATCCTGATAGAGCTTCGCCGGACCATTCACCGATGCAAAGCCGTTTGCACCGATCTGCAGATCACCATTTTGTACCTGTAATGTGAACATTATCCTGTACCCCAATACTGGAACCAAGCATAAGTAAGAATACCACTGGTGATACCAGTCAAACCTGTAGAAGCGATGATCTGGGGAACAAAGGCTTCCCCCACCGCCAATGGCTGCGAATCCGTTACCGAGACCGTGACGTTGGCGGCTGACTGTGCATAGACCCTGTTCTGCGCGAAAGGACCAACCATTATTCCACTAGCCTGCTGATACGAGCTTGAAAGCTGAATCCATTGACCGGCAGCAGTAGCCGCAGCACAGACTTGGAAAAACAAAGTGTAAATGCCGGGCACCAACGCATAGAACCCACTGGGAGCAGCCTGTTGATAGATCCCGTAAAGATCCCCACCAGTATTTTGCGTATCAAATCCGAGAGTGACCGTGCCCGTACTGAAGTTGAAGTTAGCCGCCCTGGTGTAGTGACAGCGCAGCACGTCCCTGGGTCGATACCATTTACCGCCTCTGACGCCATTCTTGGCCACCCACACATCCCCGGTATGATCGACCGTTGTCTGCAGAGTGCTACCGGTGGTGACCGGTGGGGGTGGAAAGGGCGCAGGAGAGACCGGCGGTAGCCAGGTCGGATCTACGGTCAGGATGCCAAGCTGGGCCAGTCCCTGGCCCATGGTGTAGGCGTCCGAGACCACCGGCAACACCGGTTGCTGACGAGAGCAAAAAGTCCAGGTGCCCAGGGACTTGTCCACCACCCACAGTTCGCCCACCTGGGGATAGGCTCCCGAGCCCACCACCGTGGACACCCCGATCTGGCGGTACTTGCCGAAGTTGTCGATGGTGGTAGCGATGCCGCGGGGGTCGGTGTTGGCCTGACCGACCTTGGAGGTGTCGATGGCGGTGACGGTCACCTGGTAGCGCTCGAACTGCGGGCTGGCGGCGGCGGCGGCCGACGGGTTGCGGGCGTGGAGGGAGGTCATACCAGCCCGCTCAATCCGCCCTTGGCCAATCCGAACAGCCCGGAGTTGTCGGTGGCCGAGGGGGCGATGACGTTGACATCGGTCTTGAACCCACCGCCCTGGGTCAGGTTGAAGGTATGGGTCACCCCGGTGATGTAGCACTGGAAGCCGAACTGCTTGAGCCGCAGCAGCATGCCGGGGTAAAGCTCGGGCATGAAGGTGATGGGGATGACCGTGTTGAACTGGCTGGCCCAGTTCATCTGAAATAGGTAGAGGGCGTACCAGAACTCGGCCAGGTGACCGACGATCGTCGGCATGGAGGTGAACACCGGCCGCACCCCGAAGCGGTTCAGCAGGGCCTTGATCAGGATCGAGCCGGACCCGTTGGGAGCCATGTCGGCCTCGCTCAGATTGAGCAGGGCCTTGAGGATCTGGGGAGACTGCACGGTGGCGATGCCCATGGTCATGGCCATGTTGCCCACCGCGGTAGGGCCGCCCGGCGTGGACCCGAACACCGAGGGCATGTAGGTCCCGGCCGTGAACTGGTGGGTCATCAGGCTCTCGTCGGACCAGACCATGGTGAAGTCCTGAAGCTCCACGCTGGTGACATCCATGATCCCGGCCGTCTGGTACACCCCGAAGAAGTCCGGGAACCAACTGATGAAATCCCCATTGGGAGCCGAACACCAGGACCGCTGTGAGGCGTTGGCCAGCATGTTGATGAAGGGCAGCACGGGCTGGTCGTTCATCAGCGAGCGCACCCCGGAAAGCTGCATGCTGAGCGGATCGGGGCCGTTGCCGAACCAGTCCCACTCGGTGATTAGCTGCTGGGTGGCGCTGCTGCTATCGGTGGCGGTGGCGGCCGTGCTGCCGGTGGGAATGCTGGTGGTACCGGCCTTGGCCGCGGCGTCAGAAGGACGGCCGAACCCCACCGAGTCGGAGCGGTAGTCGGTGATGTGCAGCATCTCCCCGGTCTGGGGAGCCTCGGCCATCTTGTTGCCGCCCACCCACATGGTGACGTGGCCGGGTGGGATGCCCTCGTAGAAGATCAGGTCACCGGGTTCGAGTTGGGCCACGGTCATATTGGGCACATGCATGGCCGCGTACTGAGTCTGGGAGGTGCGAGGGATCTGGATCTTTCCGCCGTTGAGCCAAGCTTGCGAGGTCAGTCCTGAGCAGTCATAGCTGTTAGGCCCGGTACCACCCATGGCATAAGGGATGGGTGGGTTGGCGGTGCATTTGGCCGTGGCCCAGTTGGCCGCGTTGAGCCCGGCCACCGACACCACCTGCACCGTCCCGGTGGCCGCCGAGGAGTAGGTGTTGGAGGTTCCGGCCGTCTGCCCGCTCCCTGACGCGCTCCCGGCCGCCGCCCCCGAGATCACCCCGAAGGCGTCGGCAGCCTCCTCCTTGGGATCCACCCAGGCCACCTCGGCAAAGTCCCCTTCCAGGATGCCCAGCGCCTGCATCAGCTTCTTGTCCAGGCAGATCTGGGGTTGGATGCCCTTGGAGACCTGCTTGGGTCCCCAACCCACGGCGTAGACGATGGCGGCAGCATTGGAGTTGGGGTTGGCCACGATGATCTTGCGCTTGGCCAACCAGGCCGTGCTTTTGACTTTGTCAATGCCGGGGGTGTTCTTGGTGCCATCCGGGCCGAGCCGGTAGCCCCACTGCATGGCGATCCAGAACTGATCCTTGGGGGCCTGGATGCCCATGGTGAGTGGGGCCGCGCCGGTCACCGGCCCCATGTTGGTGGGCAGGTCCACGCCGGGCGGGGTGTTGGGCAGGGTGAACTTGCCCCTGGTCAGGATGGGATTGGTGGATCCGGCCGTGGCCCCGTTGGCGGCGGTGGCCGAGCCCTGGCTGTTGGAGCCGCCCAGAGAGGCGTAGAAGTTGCCGAACTGGCCCTCGACGGCGTTGTAGAGAGTGGCAATCTTGCTCATCCAGCTAGCCGGGATGACCCCGATGTGGATCTGGGTGTTGGTCATCCCGCAGACCTGGGTCAGGACCGCTTCCATCTTGGCGGAGATGCCCCCGTCGGGGCCGTTGGCCGGATCACCCAGGATGCCGTTATGGGCCAGGAGGGCCTCTGACTCAGGCAGGCCGGGATCCCAGTAGTGGTAGGCCAGTCGCTTGGCCGCGCAGGAGCCGGTGATGGTGATGGTGCGCTGCCAGGCCGTCACGAAGGGCACGGTGTTGAGGTAGCCGGTTATGATCAGCATCTCCCGGATGCGCTTCATGTAGATCACGAAGCGATCGTTGGGGGTGAAGACCCGGTCGTACTTGCGCCGCTTGTTGAGCAGGCCCAGGCTCATGGTGTGCAGGGCGTTCTCGCGTAGCTGCACGATGCCCTGGGTGATGTCCTGGGACACGTCGATGGTGCCCGCCTGGGTGTCGATGAGGCAGCGGATGCTGGGGGAATAAGCCAAGATGCCCATCAGACGGCTTCTCCTTTTCCGGGATGACCGGGAATGGAGGTGCTGACCGGAGAGGGAGTAGGCGGTGGAGGAGGAAGCTGGGTGGGAAACCCCTTGGTGTCGTCGGTGATGTTGTCGTAGAGCCGGTTCTCAGCCGGTACCGCCGGACCTGACTGCAGGTTCTCGAAGGGATAGAACTGCGAGTTCGCTCCACCGATGCTCTTAGGCGCAGTAGCGGTCGATCCCTTGGCGAATCCCATCACTCCTTTATAAGTCGGTTGACATCCCCGGAAGGTGAGGTTCATCTCATAGGCCAGATCTTGCACGGTATTAGTACGATCGAATCCCTGAGTGAGAAATCCATAGAAATCAAATCCTCGGGGTCCTCTCATCCGCATGGGATAGTTGACGCCATTGGCTCCCGAAATGTATTTGGCATAGTTGAGGCACCAGTTGACAAACCTCTCGCGATCCTCCCAGGTGGACTGAATGACAGTGATGCCTACCGTGGACATGAAGTACTGGCGTATATAGATGGCTTTGGCCCCGAAACCGGCGTAATGCGGACCACCCTGACCGGAGTCCTGGGTGGAGATGATGTTGGGGCCGTAGAGGATGCGGCTGCACTTGACCGCGTAGGACGTGGCCACACTGCCCGAGCCCCAGGCCAGCGTCATGTTCTCGCCCGCCATTACGGCACCGTGGCCGGAGGTCCGAAGTGGGTGGCCATCATCTCTTCCCGATCGGCCTCGGAGATGACCACCACCAGTCCACCCGTGGTCAGCCCGAAGCCAGTGCCCTCGAACTCGAAGACCACCGGACGTTGCGTGGTGGGCGCAGCAGGCATGGAAATAGCCGTATCTGAGATCCAATAGTTGCTGGCATTGCTCTGGTTTGAAGGCATTATTTACTCGCTGAGAGGATCTGTCCGTAGATGCTCATGATGTCCTTGGGATAGGTGGTGTCAGCGGCCCAGTTGCCACCCAGCCCGGCCCAGGTGGTGACGTTGCGACCGCCCCAGGTGGGAGCCACCGTGGGGTTGGCCAGCGGGGCCGAGTTGCCCTGGACCACCCGGTAGAGAAGCTGGATCTGGGCGCGCACCCCGTTCTGGGCGCTGGAGAAGTCCAGACCCGAGGGGGCGCTGACCGGGTGGCCGATCCCGGCGAAGTTGTTGAGCTTGGTGTCGTTGTTGGTGAAGTAGCCGGTCTCCCAGCACGCCTGGGCGAAGGCCACGTCGCCGCGCACATTCTGGGCCTTGCCCTCGGAGAGGTACCAGCCGATGACGTTCTGGATGGTGTCGGTCAGGTTGGGGGGCTGGCCCCGGCTGCCCCAGAAGTTCAGGATCTGCTTGGCCGTGGCCGTGGCGGGACCCAGGATGGTCATGTTGGGATCGGCAGAGCTAGCCGGGGAGCCACCGGCCGCTGGAGGCGTCCCAGAGCCCGTTGTAGCGGTCTGTGCGGGCTGCTGAGCCGCGCCCCCGAAGGCGGCGTTCAGATAGCCCTGGGGGTCGTTAGCGAAGCCCTGCTGGGCCAGGAACTGCTCGATGTCAGAAGTGCTGAGATTGCCGTTGTACTTGCCCAGGTTGTAGCCCAGGCCGTTGGACAGCCGCTGGATGTAGGCGTCGGCGGCCACCTTGGTGAACCCGCCGCCCGTGTTGTCGGTGTCCACGAACAAGGTGAGTTGCCAGTCGGGGGCGATGTTGACGTTCTCGTAGTCGATGGCCATGCCTGCGGTCGAGGTGTAATCCTTGAGATAGACCATGAAATCGAAGCCGCGATTGGGATAGGTAAAGCGGACGGGATGGGAAGGGGAAGGCGTGGTCAGCGTCTGATCGGATTGCATGCTGGCGATGGCCAACATGCGGTTGAGGAACTGCTGCTGTTCGCCGTAACCACCCACCCCGAAGGTCCCGGTCACCACCAGGTCGCTCATCTCCACCCCGAAGATCTGCACCACCATGCCACCCAGGGTGGGGATCTCCGAGGTCTTGACCTGGTAGGAGAGGGCCACGCTGGTGGGGTTGAGGCGCATGGGCACCCCGTTGAGGGAGGCGTTCATGACTCCCGGCAACTTCCGGTTCAGGAAGCTCTGGCGGGCGTAGGGCTGGAAGGCGGGCGCGGCCATCAGCCACTCACCAGCTTCAAGATGGCGGGCATCTGAGCCCGACGCAGGTCCCCTGGGCAGTAGATGTGCCCACCCCAGTCGGAGCCGCCCTCGCCGTGCCAGCCGAACCCGGCGTCCCCCGGCTTGGTGGACAACCGCACCGGCAGCCCGTAGGAGGCCACCGCCCACTTGTAGATCCCGGCCACCGCCTTGACCTGGGCGTCGGTGAGGGGGTCGGTGTTGAAGCCCTCGGTCTCGACCCCCAGGTAGGTGCCGTTGGCGGCGGCGGCATGCCAGGCGGTGGTGCCTCCATCCACGTACTGCTCGACGGTGCCGGTCTTGCTCACCCAGAAGTGAGATGACACGGCTGGGCCTTCTGAACCGCCGCTATTGAAGTGGCTGTACTGGCTGCCATCGCCCTGGCAAACGTGCAGGAGCAGGCCCACATGGGCAGACATGGCCCCACCGTGGTTGACCACCGGCATCCACTTGGCTCCTGAATACTGGCCCTGGCCGGTGCCTCCGGTGGCCGGGGTGCCGGGGGCGCTGGTGCCGTCGGTGGAGGTGGCCGTGACGGGCTGCTGGCGGGGATCCCCGAAGGCCACCTTCAAGTAGCCCTGGGGGTTGTTGGCGTAGCCCTGAGAGGACAGGAAGTTCTCGATGTCGGCGGTGGTGAGATTCCCGTTGTACTTGCCGAGTTGATATCCGAGGCCATTTGACAACCGCTGGATATAAGCATTGGCCGCTACTTTGGTCAAAGATCCGCCGGTATTATCGACATCAACAAAGAGTGTTAGCTGCCAATCAGGAGCGATGTTCACGTTCTCATAATCGATGGCCATCCCGGCGGTAGAGGTGTAGTCCTTGAGATAGACCATGAAATCGAAGCTGCGATTGGGATAGACGAAGCGCACCGGCCCTCCAGCGCTGGAGAAGCTCTGATTGGCCTGGTATCCGGCGATGGCCAGCATGCGATTGAGAAACTCCAGTTGCTCGCCGTAACCACCCCGACCGAAGGTGCCGCTGACCACCAGGTCGGACATCTCCACTCCGAACACCTGAACCACCATGCCGCCCAGCGTGGGCGTCTCCGAGGTCTTCACCTGGTAGGAAAGCTCCACACTGGTGGGATTGAGCCGCATGGGAATGCCGTTGAGAGAGGCGTTCATGACCCCGGACAGCTTCCGGTTGAGAAAGCTCTCGCGGGCGTAGAGCGACATCAGACCCCGCTGTAGTTGCTCGGGGCGCTACCAGGCAGGCTCTCGGGGTTGACCGGACCCAGGGAGGGCACCAGGCTGGTGGCGGTGGTGGAGGTGACGCTCTGGCCGTTCAGGGCGAAGGACAGAAGCTGCTGCAGTTGCGGGGTGGCCGAGATCTGCAGGACCTGCTTCTCCTTCCCCGAGGCCCGCTGCTTCTTGATGTCCTCGCTGCGGTCCTTGCCCTTGAAGCCCTCCTTGGCCGAGGGGGCGTTGAAGCCCTGCTGCAGGGCGGTGTTGACATCCCCGCCGTACTTGGCCGCCACCGTGGTCCCGGACAGGTCCCCGTTCTGGTCGGAGCCGCTGGCGATGGTCACCCCGCCCGAGGCGGCCTGATCGGCGTAGTTGGTGATCAGGTCCTGGAAGTTGACCGTCTTGGCTCCCTGGGCCGTCTGCACCGTGTAGAGGCGGCTCCAGGACTGATTGTCCTTGAGCATCTTGTCGATGACCTGGGAGTTCTGGCCGGTGGCGGCCGTGGACCTCCCCACCTGACGCAGATACGCCTGGCGCAGGGCGGCGTGGGATCCACCTCCGGCGATGGTGCCCACGTCGATGGTGGTGCCGCCCTTGATGCCCTTGCCCTTGGCCGCCGCTCCCAGGGCGAACACCCCGGTGGGATCACCGGGCTGGTTGGGCTGACCCGGCACAGGCTGACCGGCAGTGGCCAGGGCTCTACGTTGATCGGCGCTGATGTTCTGAGGACCGGCCGGTCCACCGGCTGGCAACCGCAGTTGATTGGCCTGCCAGTTGACGTAGGCTTCAGCCACCATCTGGTCGCTCATGTTCGAGGTGTCGATTCCGAGCGCTCCCTGCATGACGCTGCGAAGCTGGGGGATGGGGGGAAGCTGGTTCATGACCTGAGTGGTCAGATTGGTGATCTGCCCAGGGGAGAGCTTGCCGGTAGCACTTTGATATTGCCCGGTTTTCAAGGCGGCGTTTATGGCGTCATTCGCTGCTCCACCACCGGTAGCAGTCATGAACTGATTGATGTTCTTATTGATGGCCTGATTCAAAAACCCTGGGCTGGCCAGAGTCTTTTGCACGAACTGGTTGTAGCCCATTCCCTGCTCGGCGGCCATCTGGTACATGCGCTGTTGATCGGTCATGCCAGCGAAGTTCACGTTGGCGAACTGACGACCGAGCCCGGTCTGCATGGTGGCGATGCCCTGGGCCGCCTGCTGGACCCCGGCCCCGCCGCCGATCTGACCGACCATGGAGCCGTACACGCTGATGAAGCTCTGCCGGACCTGATCGGCGTTCTGGGACGTGTCCTTGGCCGCCTGGGTGACGGCCTTGAGGGACTTCTCCAGGTCGCTGAAGTTCTCGTAGCCGCTCTGGGCCTGGATGGACATGGCCTGCAGGGATTGGGCCACGCTCATGCCCATGGAGTTGAAGGCGCTTACGGCCATGTGCAGGGCGGCGGTGCGCTCCCCGCCGCGCATGCCCAGCCGGGTGGCCCCCATGAAGGCTTCCTGGGCCTGACCGCCCCCGAAGCTGAACATATTGGTGAGCCCGAAGCCCAGGGCCTGAGCGCGCTGGCCGAACTGGGAGATGTTGGAGCCGCCCAGGATGGCCTGGTACTGGGCGTTCTGCGCCCGCTGGTTCTGCACCATGCGGATGCCCTCCATGGCCACCGCCCCGCCCGCTAGCGCAACTCCTACGCCCGGCAGAGCGGCCTCTGGCAGCAAGGCCGAGGCGATCTGGCCGACGCCGCCTATGCCTTCTCCGGCCACCGCTCGACCCAGGGCTCCCTGGAAGGTCCCCAGGACGCGTTCCCGTGTCTGCATCTTGGGCACGTCCTTGGGATCGACCCTCTTGGTGGTGATATTGCCGTCTGAATCACGAATCAGTTCATGGGTCTCGATCTCTTTGGTGACGGGGTTCTCGTAGGTCTCCAGACGGGGACCGAAGATGCCCGAGCCCGAGGTGGAGATGGCCCGTGCCGCCCGCGTTCGCAGATTGCCCATGGTCATGGCTCGACTCGGCAACTGACCGGGCTGACCCCGCAGGCTGGTCGGATCCGGTCGCTCCACAAACGCCCCACCGCCGACATCGAACCGGGCCGTGATGGTGGGGACGGTGCCTCGGCCGGTGGTGTGGGTGGTGCTGCCCACGCCCATGGGTCCCCAGGTGCCGCCGAACATGGTGCCGCCCTGAGTGGCCTTGCCGGTCATCATGGAGAGGAACAGGTTGGTCTGCTGCTGCTGGGTGTCCAGCCTGGCGATGACGCCCTCCAGGCCCCGCAGCCCGGCCGCCACCCCGGCGGCGATGGAACTGGGCAGGTCCGACCCACCCGGCGATGTGTTGGTGCGGGCCTGCTCACCGCGGATATTGGCGTCAGGACCACCCGTGAAAGGTCCAGGGGAGACGGGACCGACATAGGGATCGCTCATGATCCGTTCAGCGTCACTTTCTTGTCGGCCAGCAGCGACTCGATGATCTGGGCGGCCTCCGCCGAGGAGGGGGGCGTGAGTTGGTAATCGATCACGGGCGTCTCCTCGTCGTTGACGGTGTCCAGGAGTGCATCGACGTTGCTGAGCAAGGGCGGTGGGGCAATCTCGGGGTAGTACTGCGGCAGGAAGTGGGTGGGATCAGCGGAGATCAGCGCCAGTTTCAGGGCCTGGATCTCCTGGCGGGCCTGCTCCTGGGCCTCGATGGCCAAGACGACTTCCAGAGCGGTCTTCTGCGCCAGCGAGAGGTGCGGGCCGCGCAGGAGACCCTGTCGCTCAGCCAGTCGGCACTGGGCGGCTAGCCAGGGATCAACTCCACTGATCCCGACACTTTTCCCATTGCTTCGATGACCTTCTGTACCCGGACTTCAAGGAGGAGGTATTGCTCGTAGATCGCATCGATGGTCCAGGGATACCAGTGGGTCTTGATGTAGTTGAACCGCTCCTCCACCAGGTCCACATCATTGGCGATGGGCACCGGTAGTTGCTTGCCGTCCAGTGTTTCTAAACACGCGGCTACCACCAGAGTCTGATATGCCTTGACATCGGACAGGGTATTCTGGTACTTCGCATGCACCATACCTATTTGGATCAGTTCGTCTGTCATCAACGTTCTGATCTTAAAGCGATGACCCATCCACTCGAAGTCATGGATGAGTTTGCCGACGAAGTTTAAACCGATGAAATCCTGTCTGTATTGATCATCGAATGCGGGGAGTTCCTCTTCCTCTGCTCCAGGTCCCTCACTCAACGTTCCTTCAGTCACCGGGCGTGGATCGTGGGTTGGCTCGGAGATGCTCTCTGGCTCTGGGTCGCTGGTCCAGAACGGGCCTGATCCGGGAGATGTGGTGCCAAAGTCCATGGGGATAGCTGTCACAGGAGGGTCGATTGACTCTCCTTCACCATTCATATGTGATCTCCTTTACGTCACACTTGTCCTTGCAGACCGGTCTTGTAGGCGTAGATGAGGCTGAGGTTGCGCGGGAAGGTCAGGGTGCCGATCTGCACCGCCTCCCGATCATCGATGGCGGTGACCACGCAGTTGTGGTAAGTCCAGCCCCGCCAGGTCGAAGAGGTGGGCGACTTGATGGTGGTGGTGGCCAGGATGGGGGTCTTGGTATTGGCCATCATGTTGTACACGTCCACCACGTTCCAGGACCCGGTGAGGCCGTTCAGCGCCCACCAGACGGGCTGGTTCCACAGTTCCCGCACCACTAGCTGCAGGGTGCCCTCGGCCCGCACACGGGGCAGGGCGAACTCCACCGGGTAAGGCGCGTCGAGTGGGGTGACGGCCTCGTACTGGCGGATGGGCTGCTGACCCGAGTCATGGACCTCGTCCAGGAAGGCGATGGTCTTGCCGTTGAAGGTGAAGGTGGTGAAGCC